ACGCAAACTCTGTTCAGTATGGACCCTGGCAAGGTGGTGTGCGTTATGACCTTCCCACGGAGGACTTAGGGGCAAATGCTTTGTTTTCGATGTCTAATTGTCGAGTAGGGCAAGCTGGACAGGTAGAAAAAAGAAAAGGGTTTGCCAAGTTCAATAGCTCGGCATTAAATAGCGATGCTACGATTACGGCAGTGGGCCAAGTTACACTGGCAGGAACGGAAAAGACTTTTGCCATCGCAGGAAATAAGTTCTACGATGTTACGGGTGGTACGGGAACAGACAGGACGGGATCTGTAACAATAACAGCAGGAAATGATAACGTCTTCCAGTGGGTGCTGGCGGGATCAACTTTGGTTTTAACCAATGGCGTAGATACCGACTCTGTAACATGGGCTGGTGGCACGAACAACCTCGCAGCCCTTGACGATGACTCTCGATTTACGAAGGGCAAGCACATATCCTATTGGGACAACAGGCTATGGATTGGCAATGTTGATGGGGCAACCTATCAGCTATGGAGATCCAATACGGGAGACATAACTGTATGGGGCTCTACGGATTACTACAATTTTGATTACGATATTACAGGCATTGCTCCTATTGGCAATGCCCTTGGCGTACATACGGACCAGGGAATACACACACTGACTCCTACGGGAAACGCAACGGTTCCTTATCAAGTTTCTCGCCGCGCACCCGTTGGGACTGTTTCTGGAAGAGCGATTGTAACACTTCCATCGGGCTTACAGTTGTTTCCTCGCCTTGATGGGTTCTATGCGTGGGACGGTAGCGATCAAGTAACAAAAATCAGCAAGGCGTTAGATGGTTCGAGGTTTTGGGACAACCTCAATACAGCTAAGTTAAGCCTTTCTCATGGGATATATTATCCGACAATGAATGAGGTTTGGTGGTTCATTCCCTACGGCTCTTCGCAGGCTACGAATAATTACGCTATCGTTTATAATACGCTTCTTAATTGCTGGTCGGGTCCATATACAAACATGGCTCGGGATTGCTCGGCTTTAGTCGATGATGTTCCTCATGCGGGTGGATTCAATGGCATTGTCTACATCCACGACAAGAACAACAACGATGACTCTTCTGCTATAGCATCTTCATTTGAAACAGGATCTCCTGCCCCAATGGGGGCCGATGTGCGATTGCGATGGCTTTATGCGCGTCATTTTTTTGATACGCAAAATAGTGCCTATGACGTACAGGTGTTACAACAGTCTCCTAAGATAACGGGAACAACCGAGTCTATTGTTATGGGGGAGGCTTCTGCTGGTCTTGGTAGTTTTGTGATCGGAACAACTAAGCTCGGTGGAGAAAGTCAAGCTCTGTATGCTGATACAGATTTGATGGGATACGATAATACAAGTCAACTCAAATACACAAACAATGCCAGTGACGAACCATACACCTTTCGGAGAGTAATGTTACAGTACAAGCCGATAGGTCGAATGAGGCGGCGCAAGGTCGTAGGCGTGGAGTAAAATATAATGGCTAGTGGGTCTTTCGATTATTCATCCGATCCAAGGTTTCAAAAAGTTCGCCGCTCGGCACAGTTTGGGCTATACGACCAAGATGCACTCTCCCAAGCATTGCAAAATCCCGATTTGATGGGGATAGAGGGCTATGATCCAATGGCAGCCCTTCAGTCTGTCGGAGATGTGGGTCGATTCGGTGATTCTGGTCAGTTTTTTGATGAATACACTGCGGGACTAAGCAGTGCGATTGCTGCTGATCCGAGTGCGCGAGATCCCGGCTTTCAAGGAATGTCGTTTAGCGAGTTCCAGCGATTGTTCCCCGACAGGGCTAGGTCATATGCGCGTTCCGATGCGTATAACACCGCTTTAAACACTCCGAGTCCTGCCAATCCTGCCGCAGTGTCTTCGCCGGGATCTACGGCAAGCACAACTTCTACATGGGGGGCAGAGGATAGAGCAAGGGCCGAAGAGGATACAAGAAGGCGAGAGAGGGATGAATTAGAGCGGCGGAGGCGAGAAGAAGAAGAGCGGAACAGGCAAGACGAAGAGCGGCGTAGGCAGGAGGAAGATGACAGGCGCAGGAGAGAGGAAGAAGACAGACGGAGAAGGGAGGACGAAGAGCGGCGGAGGCAGCAAGACGAAGAGCGCATAAGAGAAGAGGAAAGGATAAGGCTGGCAGAAGCCTCCAGAGGCACAGCCAGTGGCCCCGAAGCACAGCCCGAAGTTGAAGTAACGGCTGCCCGTCCTGCCGTTGTCCACCAAGCAGAGGGGCCAAGCATAGAGGCTTCTACGGCAACGGGTGGATATACCGACCAAGAGTTGCGTCAACAGCAGATGGACGCACAGAGAGAGGCTGTTGCATCGGCTGAAGAGGCAGCGGCAGAATCAGTTCGGGGTTTGCCTGCGCTACAAATAGCTGATCCAAATTTAAATATAGAGCTTGCAAAAGCCGAAGCACCTTCTGGCGGCCCAGATATTTCCGCATCTCCTTATATTTCGGACATATCCGATCCCGGCTTTAAAGATCCGACTATATCTGCATCTCCTTATGTAGCTGATATAAAAGATCCTGGCTTTAAAGATCCAAGTATGTTGGCTTCGGGAGACATTGAGTTTGATCCAGAATATTTTCAATATGAAACTGATCTTGGGAATGTCTATTTAGATGCGTTGCGGCAAAGTCTTACTGGCGAAGGGGGTGTAGACCCGCAGGCAGCAGCGCAGATGGCAGACCTTGAGGCGAGACAGGCTAGGGACGAAGCACAGACCGTAGAAGACCTTCAGCGTTATGGTGTTTTACGGGGTGGTGGCGATACGGCTGATGTGCTTGGCGAGCTTCGTTCCGGCTATGGTCGCACTTATAAAGATATATTAGCAGATCAAGCCTATCGGCAAATGAACGATCCTCGTTATCAAGCGGCATTGGATTTGGCGGGATTAAAGTCAGATCGCTATATGTCTGGAGGGGAGGCAGTGGGGAGGATCGGAGGACAGGACACCCTTGAGGCAAGGCAGGCGCAGCAAGGTGCGATAGAGCGACAGGCAGGAATAACCTTAGAATCGCAGCAGGCTCAACAGCAAGCGAGAGAGGCAGCAGCACTGCGTGATTTGAGAGCGCAAGAGTCGCAACAGGGAGCTATAGAGCGGCAGGCGGGAATAACTTTAGAGTCGCAGATTGCTCAACAGCAGGCGAGGGAAGAAGCAGCACTGCGTGATTTGAGAGCGCAAGAGTCGCAACAGGGAGCTATAGAAAGAGAATCGGGGATAAGTGGGTTCCTGCGTGGGGCTCGCTCGCTGGAAGGTCGCCAGCAGGACATAGACGCTCAGTTTGGTAGAGCCGATAGGCAGTTAGAATCGGCTCGGGATCTTGCTTCGCAATACGATAGGGCAGCAGGTCTATCTCGGGATGATGTGCGATTGCAACAGGATGTGGCCGATAGGGGCTTGGCCCGAGGCTTGACGATAACTGAGCCGACTACACGCGAGCGATTTGAAGAAGGAGTGCGATCAGCCCAGGTTGCAGAGGGCTTGGCAGAGGCTGGTGTTACAGGTCGCTTCGAGGGAGAAGATACCCTTGAAAGAGATCGCATGGAAGAGGAGACTAAAAGAATAAATAGCGAACTTGCAAATCAAGTGAAACTCGGAAATATTGATCTTGACAAAGCAACGCAACTACAGGAATTAATAAATTCTGGCAATTTGGATATAGTCACTCAGGAGTTGAAATCGGCAGAGCGGATTCAGACTGAAGCATTGACGGAAGAAGGCAAGAGACTGACGCAAGAACTGGATTCGGTCCAAGCAATAGCCCGAATTGATGCTAAGTCTAAAGCGGACATTCAAAACTTGATTAATAGTGGCGATTACAATAAAGCTCAGATGCTCATAAACGTAGAGAAAGAAATGCAGACTGAGGCGTTAAGTTTTGAGCAGGAAAATCTATATAAAGAGCTTAAAAATGCTATTACGTTAGGTCAGATAGATTCGTTTGGCGCACAAGATTTACAGAAAGAAATCAATGCTGGCAACTTAGCAGTAGTAAAAGAAGAGCTTGAAGCTGCTAAATCAATGCAGACGGAAGAATTGACGGAAGAAG